CTAAGAAGTAGGATTGACTACTGAACGGTTATCCACCGTTTTTGTAGCTTATTCTTACCCCTTATTGTGTATGAACTGACTGAAAGAGGAGCCTTTTCCTGTAAAGGAGAAGAACTCTTCTCAGGTCGGACCGAGGGTACAAATGGAAGGTCTGAACCCGCTTCACTGAAGAAGCGTAAGAGTTTAGACCAACCAGGAATATCCTTATTTACAGTCCGAGACACGCTGGTAAGTACATGGTATTCGAACTTTTGCAAGTTCTTATTCCATCTCTTTCGGCGTGGCTTATCTGACTCAGGTACTGCCCGTAACGAAGGACATGCTAAATGCATATCCTGACTGGGGATACTTCCGTAAACGGAATGTAACCTCCCTACGATTGCATCGTAGGTACGGTAGTACCGTCTGTCGAACATGGAATTCGCGTAAGCGATCCAGCTCGTATAGACGTCAGGGCTGGGTGTTGACTTCCAGACCGTCCGCAAGCGGACGGGAGTGACGTCGACGCCTTTGAAGGCGTCCATGCCACATGACTCTCTAAAGAGTCCACTGGTACAACTCTTGTCACGGTTTATCTTTAAACCAAATGACTCGAGATGTTTCATCGCGTTCGAGGCGTAAGCCTTTGGAACGATGACGTCATCACCATACACTAAGATACCATCCTTGGTATCTTCGTTCGGTGCAGCAGAATACAGTATCGCCCAAACTGTCAACGCCAATATAGGAAAGCATAAACTGCTTCCCATTGGTGCGAACTTTTTGAGTTTTAAGATACTGCCATTCGGTAGCACTGTCGATGAGGACCTGCAAGCACTCAGAGCTGTATATACATGCTCTGGGTAAAGCAGGCGAACCAAGTCAAGAGATATGCGATCCGAGGCCTCATTGAGGTCAAGGGTAACATATTCTCCAGATAGGGACCCGACAAGGGCACCTATCCGGTTGAACTCTTGATTTGTGAAGTGGACTGCCGTCCGTAGCGCGCATCGAGGACAAGAATCCTTGACACACGTATCCGGATGATGCTCCACTAGCTCGACGATGGCACGACCCAGACCTTGCTGTACCCATTGATAATCAACGGGTTCGCAAGAAATGAGACGTGGTCCACGCGAATCCT